TCAGCTTAAACATTCGCGTAGTTGGCAAAGTCCTTTGTAAGGACATGGCATAAGTATGAAGTTTAATTTATCAACTGAAGGAAAATTACCAGAACATTTCTGGAAGTATATTTTTTTGATTGTGGCTGTGAGTTGTGGTATAAACTCCGACTCAATCCTCCTAATGGTGGGTGTGTGAGATGGGCGTAGGTACTTGGTTTGTCGAGCATTCCCCTATTTTTAGAGCGGAAAGAGTTCTTAGTACTACATATTATGAAGGATTTACCGCCGGTCATGCTTCTTTGGGTCATGAGTTAAAGGGATTCGGGGGAGACCAGATTTTTGGAGCTGGTTTTGCAGCTATGTTATTATTTCCCGGACCCGCTGATGAGCTTACATTAGGTCCGACATTAGGGTGGACAATGCAAGTCATGGGTAATGAAGGTGTTTTTTACGACCCCGGAACATACGATCGGTATTCATTTGGATTACCTCGTATGAAACAGTCACCACGTCAGGATACGCTGACATCAACCCCTGATGTGCGAGTACCGAAGACGCGTGGTGGCACTAAATCCTCTCGAGGTGCGAAGTCACCGCAAACGTTGAAGCCATTTTGGTCCAACGGAAAACCCAAATGTCGTAAAGGATATAGATATGACTTTAAGCGTAAGATGTGCGTCAAAAAGTCATGAAAGACAATAGGACAAGATACAAATGCCCTCGTTGTGGGCATATAACAGTGAGTCACACTACGAAAACTCACTCGCATTCGAGTCGTAAGTGTGGAGCTGTTGGGTGTCAGCGTAGTTTAAGTAGACGACACATACTCGAATAAATGTGGCTTGGATAGGCGAAGGTGTATGGTTCAATCAGTTGAATAACGAAGTTGAAGCTGTAAACGGTGTTTATTGTGATTGTTGGGACTGTACTTTTGCAGTTCCATATGATCAGTTAATTGACGGTGGAGTGTTTTTCACTAAATCCGAATACAGAGAGCATCGGAAGACAAGACGACGATCATATTTTGATCGGAAGAAATCTAAACAGGCTGCTAAGGACGGCATGGCACGTACGAAGGAGATAACGGAGGCAGAGGCGGTTTGGGAAGGCCGCCCTGTCCCCACATTTTTCGATATTAAAAACGGTAAGTGGAGATACTATGAAGACCCAGTTCACCGATTTGAAAGAATGTTTGGTTATTGACCAAATTTTAGAATTTGATGAAACATTTAACCGGAGGCTCTAAAGACCAACGGCCTCCGGTGGGTAAGTCTAGCGACACCCCGAAGGAGGTGAAAAAATCGCAAGACGGGACATGATTACGACTGCAATCATTAGGGAAGCCAGCGAATATGGGGCTGGATGCATTTATATGCACAGAGCTATACCCGGTCATTATGATAACAATTGAGATACAAGACGCAGACGACTTGGAAGAGCTTTTTTTGATCTTCGAAAGATTGACCACAATCTTAGATCATTTGCCGCATAGCATTGAAGAATGACTATACTTTTATACAGGGTTAGCCTCTCCTATTGGAGATATGGAGTCACAATTACATTATGGTGCAACCGGTAATTTAGCAATAGGAACAAGATATCTGAATGTTGCGAGGGACTTATCTCGTTTAAATTCAAAAAACGAAGAGATTACGACCCGGGACGGACATGTGTATGGTTACATGTGCGAATTCACTCTTAATGGTGGAACTGTAGCTCTTTATAGAGCACCTAATTCTTGGAAAATGAGAAATGCCTTTAGAAAATTTCATGCATATAGGGATATGATGTTTGAAAACGCTGGCGTTGAAGACGATGAAATAGGTCGATATGGCAAGACAATGAGAACTTATCTCGATACAGGTCATATAGGCGGTACCGAACTTATACCTCAAACGTATACAAGTGCGAACGCAGACCTGTTACTTGACGGCGGATCGTGGACTTACACACAGCTGGCAACAACACCAATTTATGGAGAGGGACCAAGACCAAGTAATACTCAAGAACCTTGGGCTGACGCTTTCCCAATTCACATTTGTGAAGAAAACGGTGAGCAGGTAGCACCTTCAGATCAAGCAAGTGGTACATATGATTCCGTTGGTATGATACATTCGTATAATTTGGATAGGATGGAGATTGTTACTCCAGGCTCAGATGATGTTTTAGCTAGTCCATCAAATCCTTTGGCTGCATTACGTGCTACGGGTAATCAAGCAGCCGGAGAAGTTCTTGATATCGCTATCGATCAAGAATTAGAGTTACCACCATATGATCAGGCTGATGATGGAGATTCAATTCAGACTGTTAATGGTGCGTTTGTAACCGCAACCGATGAGTTTTCAACAGTACGTTTTAGTGCTTTTTTACCAGCAGGTTTAGCAAGATTAGTTTTAGGTGGACCTATCAGCTTAAACATTCGCGTAGTTGGCAAAGTCCTTTGTAAGGACATGGCATAAGTATGAAGTTTAATTTATCAACTGAAGGAAAATTACCAGAACATTTCTGGAAGTATATTTTTTTGATTGTGGCTGTGAGTTGTGGTATAAA